ACGCGCCCGGCATCGCCATGCTGGTGATGCCGTCGCTCGACATGGTGCGCCGGAACACGACCGTGAGGATCGACCCGCTGATCGAGGCCACGCCCGCCCTGCGGGAACTGGTCGCCTCGCCCCGCTCTCGCGACGCCGGGAACAGCCTGTTCCGCAAGTCCTTCCCCGGCGGTCAGCTGGTGATGACCGGCGCGAACAGCGCGGTGGGGCTGCGCTCCACACCGGTCCGCTACCTGTTCCTCGATGAGGTGGACGGCTATCCCGGCGACGCCGATGGCGAGGGCGATCCCGTCGATTTGGCCATCCAGCGCACCGCCACCTTCCGTGGGCGGCGCAAGATCTACATGGTGTCCACGCCCACGCTGAAGGGTAATTCCCGCATCGAGGCCGCCTTCGAGCACAGCGACCGGCGCTTCTATCACGTCCCCTGCCTGCATTGCGGCGACATGGCCCCGATCACCTGGGCGCGCATCCGCTGGCCCGAGGGGCGGCGCGACCAGGCGCATCTGGTCTGCGAGGCCTGCGGCGGCATCCACCACGAGCACGAAAAGCCCCGGCTGCTGGCGGCGGGTGAGTGGCGCGCGACGGCCGAGGGCGACGGCCGCACCGCGGGCTTCCACCTCTCCGCGCTCTATTCCCCATGGGAGACCTGGGCCGAGATCGCCGCCGAGCACGGCCGCGTCCGCAAGGATCCCGCGCGCCTGCAGGTCTGGGTCAACACCAAGCTGGGCGAGTCGTGGGAGGACCAGGCGGGCGACACCGTCCCCGCCGACCCTCTGATGGCCCGGCGAGAGGACTGGGGCGAGGCGCTGCCCGCCGCCGTCGCCGTGCTGACCGCGGGCGTGGACGTGCAGGGCGACCGGATCGAGGTGCAGATTCTCGGTTGGGGCCGCGACGAGGAGACCTGGATCATTGACTACCGCGTGCTCTGGGGCGATCCCTCCGGGCCGCGCCTATGGTCCGATCTCGACATGGTGCTGCAGGCGACCTTCCCACACCCCGCGGGGCTCGACCTGCCGGTGCGCGCAGCGGCCATCGACACCGGCGGCCACCACACCAAGATGGCCTACGAGTTCTGCCGCACCCGCCTCGCCCGCCGCATCTGGGCGATCAAGGGCCGCGGCGGGCCCGGTATTCCCGTCTGGCCGCGCCGCCCGACGCGCACGAACAAGGGCAAGATCCCGCTCTTCATCGTCGGCGTGGACGCGGTGAAGGACGCCATCTACGCCCGCCTTCGCCTGACCGAACCCGGCCCCGGCGCGATCCACTTCCCCCGCCGCCTCGACGCCGACTATTTCCGCCAGCTGACCGCCGAGCGGGTCGTCACCCGCTTCGCGAACGGCCGTCCCATCCGATCCTGGCAACCCAAACGCGACGGCGAACGCAACGAGGCCCTCGACACCTTCGTCTACGCCCACGCCGCCTTGCACGGGCTCATCAGCATGGGGCTCAGGCTGAACGAGGAGGTGGAGGGGGTGGCAGGGCGCACAGCGATACCCTTCCGAGAGGCGAAAGCGATCATACGCTCCCGGTGGGTGGGGACATGAAATTCACCTCCAGATGTTGTGCCTCATTGACATTTCCGGTCGACATGTCGACTCTTAGCGCAGCATAGGAGGTTCACATGCCAGATAGCCGCTCCACCCCGCGGAAGATCGTCGGCTTCTCGATGTCGCCCGAACTGGCGGCTGAGGTGAAGCAAGAAGCAGCTAAACGAGGCGTATCCTTGCGGAAGCTGTTCGAGGAAATGTGGGAACTGTATAAGAAATCGACGAAGTAAATATGCCTGTAAACCTCCACAAGCCCCAGAATTGGAAGGCAGACATCGCCAAGTCCGTGGATATGTACAATCAGTGGTTCATGAACTTTGCGCCAAAAGCGTTTCGCGATACACGGATTGAGGCAACGAAGGACGTCGAGGCGACCCTCAAGTCCACAGAGAACCTCACCAATATCAGACCTGAGGTGATGAAGCGCTGGCCGGAAGTGCTTCCGACGCTGAGAATGTCTACCTGCCCTCCGCTGGCTGTGGATCGGCTGATCGGTCTGGCTGATGTGCCTCCCGCCATGGTCAAGCGGATGGAGAACGAGAAGAAGCTCCCGGTCCGGCTGAAAGGGGCGGCGCTTGATGCCGAACTTCGCAAGATCGCGGACATCATCGAACGTATGGCCGACCCAGATATCTTCGTCTGGATCGGGCGCGACGCGCCAGCCACCGAGCCTGAAATCCACCGAGCCGCCACCATTGTCGCAGACAGACTTTGCGGCAGCGTCGCAAACCCCATCATCCGCAATGCGCAGGAGCAGCGCCAACTCGCATACATCGGCAAATGGCTCGAGGCGCGCGGCTATCGCAAGATTCCGGACGGGCACGCCGACTTCCGCACTATGCCAGCAGGAACCTACTCGTTCCGCATGAATGTGCCCGTCGGTGGCGACAATGGCTCGAACACTGTCAACATACCTGTTGACGCCGTCATCATGCGCCGCACCGCCAAGCCGGGTGAATTCCCCTTGCTGGTCGAGGCCAAGTCGGCCGGGGACTTCACCAACACAAACAAGCGCCGAAAGGAGGAGGCGCAAAAAGTAAACCAGCTGCGCCATACCTATGGCGGAAACATTGAGTTTATTTTGTTTCTGTGTGGCTACTTTGATAGTGGCTATCTCGGCTACGAGGCCGCAGAAGGGATTGATTGGGTGTGGGAACACCGGATCGACGACCTTCAGGACTTTGGCTTATGACTGACATCAATCAACTCGAGGCTGAACGGCTTGTCCTGCAAGCAGCACTGGACGGCGATAAGACGTCGGAAGACCGGAACCGCATGGGCCAATTCGCGACTCCGACGGCACTTGCACGCGGGATTCTTGCCTACGGTGTTAGCCTGCTGCCAAGAGACGCTCCAATTCGGTTCCTCGACCCTGCTATCGGGACAGGTTCATTCTATTCGGCGCTTTTGGCTACGGCGCCCCACGAACGGGTTGAGAGCGCAACCGGGTTCGAAATTGATCCACACTATGGTGACCCAGCCCGTGCTCTTTGGCGAGACACGCAACTCCAAATCCATCTAGAAGACTTCGCTGGGGCCTCGCCTGCGGGGCGTGACGCAAACCTCCTCATCTGCAATCCGCCCTACGTTCGGCATCATCACATGGATGGCGCCCGAAAGGCCGCCATCCAGCACCAGACTGAGGAGGCTTGCGGCGTCAAGATAAACGGCCTGTCAGGGCTGTACTGCTATTTCATGGGCCTTGCACACCCCTTTATGGCCGAAGATGGCATCGCGGGATGGCTCATCCCGAGCGAGTTCATGGGCGTGAACTACGGGAAGATGCTGAAGCAATACCTGCTCGAAAAGGTGACGTTGCTTCGTATCCATCGCTATGATCCCAATGACGTGCAATTTGACGATGCGCTGGTGTCATCCGCAGTTGTTTGGATCAAGAAATGTCCCCCGCCAAAGGATCACCGCGTCCTCTTCACGTATGGTGGTACGCTTGCGTCCCCGTCACTCGCACGCGAGGTGACAGCAGCCGAACTGGCTGATGAGGCAAAGTGGACGCGTTATCCGCAGGCGGACAGCGCCACGCAAAAGAGCGAAATCACCTTGGGCGATCTCTTCGAGATCAAGCGGGGCCTCGCCACTGGCGACAACAGCTTCTTCATTATGGACCGTGCTCAAATCGAAGAACGCGACCTGCCAGTAGAATGCTTTCGCCCAGTCTTGCCTGGCTCGCGCCACATACCCACAGATGAGATCGATGCTGACGAAGCAGGCAATCCCCTACTTTCCAAACAGCTATTTCTACTCGACACACGTCTCGCCGAAGATGAGATTTCGGAGCGCTATCCGGCGCTACACGCGTATCTCAAAACCGGCAAGACGGGCGAAAAGGCAGTCGCGGAGCGCTATTTGTGCCGAGGGCGCAAGCCATGGTACTCGCAGGAGAACCGGCCCGCTGCGCCCATCATTTGCACCTACATGGGGCGGAGCAGAAACGGGGCGAAGCCCTTCCGGTTCATCTTGAACCATTCCCGAGCGACTGCTTGCAACACGTTCCTGCTGCTGTATCCCAAGCCAATTCTGGCACGCGCTGCGGAAAAGAATGCCGAAGCAATGCGGGTGGCATGGGAGTTCCTGAACGAGATCGATGCCGATGAACTTCTGGGGCATGGCCGTGTTTATGGCGGTGGGCTGCACAAGCTCGAACCGAAGGAGCTTCGGGGTTTCCCAGCGGAGGCGTTGGCCAAGCGGCTCGGCTTGAGCCTACCCTCTGTGACCCAGCCAGACCTGTTCGGCCGCCGAGTGGCGTAGTAGGCGGCACGATCATCCATCTTTCACATTCCCAAACATTCCCAATAGCTTGAGGGTCCGTTTCGGGCGATTCTTCCGCCCATGCGGACCTTCCTCCATCGCCTTCTCGCCCTCGCGCGCGCTCGCGGCTTCGACGCTGCGGGTGGCGGGCGGCGTTGGGAGGGGGCGCGGACGGTCGACGGGCTGAACGCGGCGATCCTGGCGGGCGCGACCACGGCGGCGCGGCGGGCCGGGTGGTATGCGCGGAACAACCCGTGGGTCGCGGCGGCGGTGGACAGCCTCGTCGGCAATGTCGTCGGCGCCGGGATCAAGCCGCAATCCACCCATCCCGACCGCGCGGTCCGCGAACGGCTGCAGGCGCTCTGGCTGCGTTGGACCGATCACGCCGCGCCTGACGGGCTGGCCGATTTCTACGGGCTGCAGGCCATGGCCGTGCGCGCGATGGTCGAGAGCGGCGAGAGCTTCGCGAGGCTCCGCGTGGCCAGCGACGCCGCCAGCATTCCCCTCTACCTCGAGCTTCTGGATCGCGAACAGGTTCCCATGGACCTGCACCGCGAGATCGGCGGCGGGGCGCGGATCCGCGCGGGCATCGAGTTCGATGCCGCCGGTCGCCGGGTCGCCTACCGGGTCTTGTCCTCCCGCCCGGGCGATCCGCTCGGGTCTCTCCGCATGGACCCGCTCCGCGTCCCTGCCGCCGATTGTTTGCATCTGTTCAAGCCGCTCGCCGCGGGCCAGCTGCGCGGAATCACCTGGCTTGCGCCGGTGCTGCTGCGGCTGCACGAACTCGACCAGCTCGAGGACGCCGCGCTGGTGAAGGCCAAGGTCGCCGCGCTGTTCACCGGGTTCATCACCGACCCGGACGGCACGGCGGGCGGGCTCTCGGGCACCGACACCGGCGGCGCGCTGACCGTGGGCATGGAGCCCGGCAGCCTGATCCCGCTGCCGCCCGGCGCCGACATCCGCTTCTCGAACCCGACCGAGCACGACGCCTATGCACCCTTCGTGAAGAACCACCTGCGCGCCGTCGCGGCGGGGCTCGGCCTGCCCTACGAGCTGGTCTCGGGCGACCTTGAGGGCGTCACCTATTCCTCGATCCGCGCCGGGCTGATCGAGTTCCGCCGCCGCGTCGAGCAGCTGCAGCACAACGTGGTGGTGCACCTGTTCTGCCGCCCGGTCTGGGAGCGGTTCGTACGCCTCGCGGTGCTGACCGGCGAACTGCCCGCGCGGGACTTCGACCGGAACCCGGACGCCTACCTCGGGTGCGAATGGCTGCCGCCGAAGTTCGACTACGTCGATCCAATGAAGGACGTGCAGGCCGAGATCATGGCGATCGGCGCGGGGCTCAAGAGCCGGTCCCAGGCGATCTCCGAGCGCGGCTACGACGCCGAACAGGTGGATGCCGAGATCGCCGCGGACCGCGAACGCGCGGACGGGCTGGGGCTGAGCTTCGGGCAGACAGCCACGCTGCAGCAGAAGGAGGCGGCCGATGGCTGACACCGTGGAATTGCTCACCCGCCGCGCGACGCTCGCGCCTGCTACGGCCGATCCGGAGGCACGCACCGTCGAGGTGGTCTGGTCCACAGGCGCAGCGGTGCACCGCCGCGACATGGCGGGCCAATACATTGAACGGCTGAGCCTCGCGCCCGATGCCGTGGATCTCTCGCGCCTCGAAGGCGCCAGCGTCCTCGATGCACACCGCCAGACCGCCGTGCGCGACGTGTTGGGCTCGGTGCGTAGCGCCGCCGTCGACGGCAAGCGCGGCACGGCGCTCATCCAGTTCTCGGCCCGACCCGAGGTTGAGCCGGTCTGGCAGGACGTCCTGGCGGGCATCCTGCGCCACGTCTCGGTCGGCTACTCGGTCGAGGACTGGGCCGAGACCACCGAGAACGGCGCGCGCGTGCTGACTGCCGTCCGCTGGACGCCGCACGAGATTTCCCTGGTGCCGACGCCCGCCGACCCCGGCGCCCATATTCGCATGGAGACAGAGATGACCGACACGACAAGCACTGGTGCGTCCGATACCACCGCTCAAGGCCGCGGCAACATGGCTGCAGCTGACAACGATGTGCAATGCCACCGGAGCACCGTTCCTGACGGAAACGGTGCAACCAATCGTACCGAGGCCAATGCCGAGATCCGCTCCATCGCCCGCGTCGCCGGGCTCGACCAGTCGTGGATCGACGGCCAGATCGACGGAGGTGCCGATCCCGATTCCGCCCGCCGCGCCGCCTTCGAGGCGCTTGCGAGCCGCAGCGCGCCTTCGATCCGGACCGAACAGGTCCGCGTCGAGATGGGTGAGAGCCAGGACGACCCGGCACTTCGCGCCCGACAGATGGGCGAGGCGCTCTATTCGCGGATCAACCCGCGCCACGAGCTGAGCGACCCGGCCCGCCGCTACGCCTATTCGACACCGGTGGACATGGCCAAGGAGCTGCTGACGCTGCGCGGCGAGTCCACCATGGCGCTCTCGCCCGCGAGCCTCGTCACCCGGGCGCTGCACACCACCTCCGATTTCCCCATCATCCTTGGGGACACGGTGGGCCGGGTGCTGCGCGACGCCTATCAGGCCGCGCCTTCGGGCATCCGCCGCCTCGGCCGCCAGACCACGGCGCGGGACTTCCGGGCGGTGAACAAGATCATGCTGGGCGAAGCGCCGCTGCTGGAGAAGCTCAACGAGCACGGCGAGATCAAGGCCGGGACGATGGCTGAGGCGCGCGAGGCCTACAAGGTCGAGACCTGGGCGCGGAAGATCGGCATCACCAGGCAGGTGCTGGTCAACGACGACCTCGGTGCCTTCTCCGACCTCGCCCGCCGCATGGGCCAGGCCGCCGCCGAGACCGAGGCGCGGATCCTCGTCACCCTCGTCGAGGCGGGCAGCGGCAACGGCCCGACGATGTCGGACGGCAAAACACTGTTCCACGCCGACCATGGCAACAAGGCGGGCACCGGCGCGGCGATCTCCGACGCGACCCTCTCGGCCGCCCGGCTGGCGCTCAGGACGCAGAAGGGCATCGAGGATCGCACGATCCGCGTAACGCCCCGCAACCTGCTCGTCCCGCCCGCGCTGGAGACCACGGCCGAGAAGTGGCTGGCCAGCATCGCGCCCGCGACCGCCGCCGATGTGAACCCCTTCTCGGGCTCGCTCTCGCTGGTGGTCGAGCCGCGACTGTCCTCGGCCACACGCTGGTATGTCACCGCCGACCCCGGCGAGATCGACGGGCTGGAGTTCGCCTATCTCTCGGGCGCGGAAGGACCGCAGGTCGAGAGCCGCTCCGGCTGGGACGTGGACGGCGTGGAGATCCGGGTGATCCTGGACTTCGGCGCGGGCTTCATCGACCACCGCGGCTGGTTCATGAACGCGGGCGCCTGATGGCCGACCTCGCCCAGCTCACCGCCTGGCGGGACGCCCTGATGGCCGCGC